TTTTACAAGGAACTGACCCAACTGAATCCCACATAATACAAAGTGAATAATCTAATTCACCTTTTTCTTGTGCGTCCAATAGATCGTTAATGTAATCAGTAATTTGTTCGATATAACTAAAGTTGTTATTGAACAAAAAGAATCCGTCCCAAGTTAATTCACCTGTTTCTTCATCAACTACTTCATCACATTCAAACCCCATTATTTTTGAGTGATCGAAAGACCATTTTTGTTCTGTAATAATGAATACAGGAAGAATCCCTTTCTTTTGAGCATCAACTGCTGTTTTAATAAGAGCTGTTGTTTTACCTGTATCAGAGTGACCTAATAACATATTAAGATGTCCGATAGCAGGGCCAGGTAATCCTACCGCATCCAAAAATTCAGGACCAAGATCAAAAAATCTTTGCGGTTTATATTTTGCGTCCGAAGAGAACTTTTTCTTCAACGAACTAAAGTCGTTCTTTTTAAGTGCCATGTTTTGAGTATTTGTACTATAAAATATAGATAAAAAAACGGGAACAATAAACTGCTCCCGTTATACTTTTTGTAATTAAATTAGAATGGTAATTCTTCGTCTACTTCGTCATTTGCTTGTGGATCTTCAACCTCAGTAATTGATACTGATTTTGATCCTCCCATAGAAACTTCAGATGTTTCATCGTTTGAGTAAACATATCCACCCTTTTCGGAATCCCATCTTGGAGTTTCTCCACGAGCGATTGCTTCAAGGTATTCTACAGGTTTTTTAGAATAAACATCTTCCCAAGACATTTCATCACCAACCCACTCAGCCATTTGGTCTGAATCGTCTGATATTGGAGATGGGTCATCATACATAACAGTTTGGATTACTGTATAAGTAGCCCCTTTTGGTGTTTTGGCCTTTGTTAATTCAAGGATCAAATCGCGACCATTGTCAGGATCTGTGATATCTCCTTTTGCTTTCCAAATAGGAATAATTTTATCAAGGATCCCTTCTTGTTTGTAGTTGTGTTTAAATCTCCAAAATTTAACACCGTCTTGTTCGTTATCACGATCGATAACCTTTACGATGTAGAACTTACGAGATCTGTATTGTGTTGCCAATTGTTTGTCAGATTCTTTTCCAGTTGACATAAGTTCTTCGTAAACCTCATTCAAAGGTGAACGCTCATTGTCGTTTTTAGCTGGATCATAAAACTTTTGCCATTTACCGTCTACTTGGACTTCATGGAACCATACTTCTTTGAATGGTGAAGATCCGTCGGTTGTAGGTAGGATTCGAATTTTTCTCTGTCCTTGTTTTTCATTATCTTTCAAGAGAGCCGCAAAGTATTTTTTCATTCGGTCTTCTGAAGACATTTTGTTTGTAGTGTTAGAACTACTTTGTGATTTTTCGTACTGTGCAAGTACTGCGTCTAATGAATTTGTCGCCATGTTTTAAAAATTTAGAGTTTATGTGTTAAAATTATAATTGTATAAAAAGTTATAGTCAAATAGTGTCAGTAAAAAAAATTTAAGGTCGAAATTATCGACCTTAAACTTTATGAATTATATCTGTTTAATAAAATGTCGTCTTCGTCTTCCATAGGTTCGTTAAATGATTGTTCTATTTCTGAAGGACTGTAATTTTCAACTTCATCTTTAGTTAGAACATATTCATTTTTACCTGATCTTTCCATTTCTTCTTCTTTATCTCTGAAAAAATCTGATAGTTTTTCTTTAAATGGACCTGAATCTAACGATCTTAGTTCAAGTTTTTCTTGTGCCGTTTTAGGTCTGTACTTCTCAACTTTAGCATCAATGATATCAATTTTTTGAACTATTGAATCCATCTCCGCCAATTTTTCTTCCATGGTTTTAATTTGGTTGAATAGGTTTTCAAAATATTCCTCTTGTTTATCGGCCATAGTCTTTTGGCTATCTACCAAATCAGTAATATCAAGTTCTTCAACATCACCTTCTTCTCCACCTTCTCCTTCAGGTGAAACTTCTTCAACATCAGGATCATTAGCAACATCTACAGGTGCTCCTTCTGCGGGTGCTGGTGGTGGGGGTGGAGTTGCTCCTCCTGCTGCGGGATCTGCCGGTGGTGCTCCTGCCGCTGCCGGATCTGCCGGTGGTGCTCCTGCCGCTGGATCTGCGGGTGGTGGTGGAACATCTTGTTCAAAAATGTATTTGTTAATTTGATTATATCGTGATATCTCGTTTAAAATTTTTTCGTCTATTTTCATTTTTATCCGTTTAAAAGTGTTTTTATACCCTTGTTGGTTTCAACTTGAATTTTTCTGAATGTTTTCATGGTATTATCAACTCTTTCGATTAGACCGTCTTTCATTCTAACTGTGTAGCAATCACCAGTATCTAAATCACAAACTTGTTTAGTACCGTCACCCATATCTTTTTCCGAAACTCTTGTGTTTTTACCCAAGTAGTTATCTAATATTAATTTTACGCTCATAAGTAATTTTATTTATAAATATCATCATTGTTTTAAAATTGCATCGAATACCAATGCTGAGTTAACAAATTCATCTAAGAGTTTTTTGTATTGATCCACATCTTTGACAATTTGACCGTAAACATTTTCGTTTTGAGTTACAGGATAGTATAAAACATATTCTTTAGCTAATGCTTGTGTTAGTTTTACTTCAGGAGTACCTAAGAAGTCGTCAATGTCATTTGCCAGATATCTTGGTATGTTACCAACTCGTGAATAAACAAATCTTATAAAGTCTTTTATCGATCTAAATGCAACAACAGGAAGATTAGGATTAGCTCCTCTTGACACACAATAATATTTTCTATTGATGTATTCAAAGAATGTGTCACCATAAATTCGTGTTAGGTCTATTGTACTGTAGTTGTTTTCATAACCTTTGATACCAGAACCGTTGTCGTTTCCTGAATCAACATAAATAAAATTAAATATTATATATCTTAAGTCTTCAAAAGTTGTACCCGTTTGAGAAAGTCCTTTTTCAATTAATACCTCTTCTATGGATTTGAGAAGGTCTTTGGTTGATACTGTTGTTTGTTGTGGTGTATCTATTCCAGTAAATCCAGCGTAACTTGAATTAATTTGTGCCGCACAATCTTGATTTTTAGTTAGAGTGTCTTCAGACGCCAAATTAGCAATTGTGTTCTGAGCTTGGATTTGAACATTTTCAGATTTTGCTCTTGTTATCTCTTCATTTTCTTTAACTTTTGACTGTAATTGAGAAACTAACTTTTCGTTCAAAGTTTGTATGAAAGTTTCAACTGTAGGTAAACTATAGAATGGTTGTCTTGTACCATCAAATTTTGTTTCAAATCCACTTTCACTCACTGTATGAGTAACTTTAGTAATCATATATGGTCCAGAGAACATTGGTATATTTCGTATATTAAAGTACATCATTGGTTGGATCAAGGCACATCCCATCATGTCAACTGAACAAGAATAACTTCTATTTTTATATAAGTTGTATAATGAAACATTTTGAGTTGTTGACCTTCTGTTCTTTCCTAAGTTGGCCATTTGATTCAACATTTCCAAAGATTCTGAAGTTGGTTTACCGGGATCTTGTGCAACACTAAATGATTTAAATATTTGTTGGTTCTCTCTTGTTGGGTCCACATTAAATCCTACAATTTTATTTGACTTATCCCAATCGTTTTTGTTTTTTAAGTTTTCCAATAGTGGGTTATCACTAGCCCTTCTTAAATCAAATGCATCATCTCTGAATCGGTAATCAATATTATCGTTCATATTAAGGTGTTCACTTGGTTTACTAACATAATAACATAAAAACTTTGGTGATGATTGTCTGTAATCAACATTTAAGTAAGTACCAAACATCATATTACCAACTTCTAGAGTACCATCAGGTCTAGGTGTTGGGTTCTTTTCGGCATCTTGTACATTGTAAAAGTTAACATATGCCGGTAACATAAAGTGCTGAAAGTTATTTTCAACTAATATTGTTGTAACCATATCAAGTAATGTATTCTTGTAGGAATTACTTCCTTGATTTTTTTCGGTTGCACCATCCTCTAAAAGATTTATAATCCCATAGATATCTACTAAAACTCTATCACCAACATTTCTACTTGCCCTATCAACTAACAAAACATCTTCAAATAGTGTTTTACTTTCAAAATCAAAACCTGCAATCCATGTATCATTCAGAGCCTTAAATGTTTCCCAAAGTTCTACTCTTGTTTGTTCTGTGAAACCAGCTTCTAAATTTGCTCTAGTTGCTGTTTCATCTCCTGTGACAAAAACATTTGGGAGTTGTTTTCTTACATATGGTAACATAACATTCAACACATTTCCAATGTACAGATCTGAGTCATTTATGTATGTATCCATCAGAGTGTAAAAACTACCAACATTCAAGTTAGGTTTTTGTAATTTTTGAGATGCATATATTTTAATCAAAGGTGCAAAGTCTTGTACATTCTTTTCATTAAACGCAACATTCAAGTCAATAAAGAAATCAGTAATGTATGATCCGTTGTTTTTGTATTGAAGTTGTGGTATTGTTGATGTACCTACATAATACTCTAAAGCCTCCCATGTTTTGGGGTTTTGTGTTTTAGATTGACTTAAACTTACTTGTGGTGGAAGGTTACCCTGTTCATAAGGTCCATAAATAATTGGTTCCTCAATAAATTTACTCGAGAATGTATAAAATAATCTTTTATTGAAGTTACTTGGATTACCAAATCTAAAGGCGACATCATAATTCATAAAGTCACCAAGTAAGGTTTGGAACTTTTGATTTTGTTCCGTAAGAACATTTTCCAACTTTACCTCAGGAGAATCACCAGTTGGTTTATTCACAACCATAAGTTCTCTCATAAGAGCTTGGAAGTTTTTAAAAGCTTTCTCTGTATTTGTTTCCTCTGTAGATCTTTGTTGTGATCCTGGTATCAATTCTTGTTGAACCAATGGGTTTGGTAATGTATCTTCATAATCATAAATTGATCTACTAAAATTCAAAAACTCTGATTCCAAAAGATCTAAAAGTGATGTGTCGAAAGTTGTGAACAATTCTTCAAAGTTAGAATATTCGGATGTTTTACCATTTATAGAAAAGTTTTGTTGATTTTGTTCATTAAATAAAATTTTCTTAAGATAGGTTGCAGGATCGTTTTTAACAACTTTTGAATTATCAAACCAACCGAATTGTGGTGTGTCCCAAAATAATCTAACACTTCCGTTAAACATGGACGGATTGTTAGATAACTCTTCCTTCATATATCCAAACTTAAATGCCTCAGATTTTGCTTGATTTATATTAGACCCAAATGATGGTGTTACAAAATATGTTTCAGGATTTTTATTATTTCTCACTAAAACTGACCAAGGACTTATTCTCATAGATCTTTGTAAACTTGTAATATCGAAACCTGGTGTTTCAAAAATTGTGGAGTTTGTTGTGTTTAACATTAACAAATTACCACTATTTAAATTGTTTTGAATTTGTTGAGAACCAATACCTTGTATTGTTACACCTTGTACTATGAATGGACTTGTAACTGATGGCTGTATTGATGAGGTTTGATATAATCCTATACCTCCAGTATTTCCTGAAATTTGATTTGTGATAACTAAATCCCCAAACAAATTATTACCGTTTAAAATACTTCCTGTTGTAATTACATTATTGGTTATTGTCAGTACTTGAACAGGTGGATTTAAAACAGTATAACTAAATGTTTCAGCATTTATTGAAGATACCTCACATAGATAAGTTGTTCCTGTTGCACCTGTAGTTGTTGTAATTACATTAGAAATTGTAATTGCCGTTGTTGAAGGAGATCCACTCAAAATTTGACCAGTAGTTGTCGGAAATTGAGTTGAGTTTTCTACATAAGCATAAGAACCTAAAACAAAAGGAAGAGATGTAAATGCCGCATTAAAGTTCAACGGAGTTGTATAAAATCCTACACCACCCGGTGTACCACTAGTTTGACTAACTAATTGAATTGTCGCATTTAATGATGGTATGAATATTGTGTGTGGTGTCGAAGCAAAATTTTGACTAATAGAATTTATAGTAATCCCTACTCCGTTTGTTGAACAAGTTCCAGTAACTTGGAAAGTATTACAATTTCCAGTTATCGATTCAACAACTAAGGTACCATTTACCTGTGACTGTCCACTAAATATTTTTACGCCTTGTATGAATACATTATAATCATCAATTAGTTGAGGATAAAAACCTGTATTGATATCTGTAAAAGCAGGCGCTGGTGAAGTTGAGTCTAAAACTAAATTTCTTGGTGTTCCATCTATTGTCAAATTGTATGTGTAAGTTGCCGCTGAACTAACAGGATCCCAATTTTCTAGGTAATTGAAATCTTTCCATACTTCGTCAAGAATATCCAAACCAGTTTCTTTATAGACTTTATATCTATGCCAAATTGATCCGTACTTTAAAATCCAAGCATAAGGTAATCTATGAACTGCACCAAACTTTTTTAGTGTTGATATAATGTAATCTAAATCTGTAGTTGCCCCATCTTTTACCGATCTGTATCTTTCTTTTAAAGTTGCCAAAGGTAAACTATTCAAAAACAGGTATGCGGCACTTTTATAAGGTGATGGTTCGTTTTGTTTGTATCTAAAGTTGAAAACTCCTTTTTGTATTGCATTTATAAAATAAGGGGTATTCATCATTGATGTTGTCTGAGTTTCCGTTATCTGACCTGTGTAATTTTCATAGTTTAGATTACCTTCAGTAATAACTTGGTTTGAGTATTTTCTTGTATTATAGAATGATTTTAAATCTACAGAATAGTCAGTAACATCTATGTTTTGGAAATTAAAATATGTAAAGGGTCTTTTATCGTTTCTTGTATCTTGTATTGTAAAATTGGTAACCGTTTTATGAACTTCGTTGTACGCCAAAATATTTTTAGTATCATAAACTTCATTTGCGTTATTTAAACTTTTACCATTTGCCATGTTAGTCTTGACCCAACTGAAATCTGTTAATGGGTATGTATCAACAAAATCAAACTCATTTGATAAAGTTGAGTCACTAAGATATTTGGTGATGTTTAAAATGTTGTTTTGATTACTCAATGATACTAATGGTTGAGAAACCAAAGATGTAAAAATTGCACCGTTGTATAATGCGTTTGGTGCTGCGGCATCACCCCTCAAATAAGGTGTCACAAATTCCCCTCTTACAAATCTTTGCCAACTTTCACCTTGACCACCATTAGATATGTGTCTTAAAAATGGTACATAGTTATTTGAATCTAAAAGATATTCTTTAATCTTTTTAGCTAAAAATGGATTATCAACTCCTAAACTTTGTAAAATATTTACCGCTTCACTATCACCCTCTACCTCATACACACTAAGTTTATATCCTGATTTTCTATTGAACCTACTATAAAATGAGTTTATCATTAACCTTTCATAAATCTCATAGAAATATTTAGTTTCTTCTTTGTTTTGGAACACTTCGTCTGAAATAGGGAAATCAATCCCGTTCAAAGATTCCCTACTTGGTTGTTGGGCTGAGTTATAAACTTGAGTTTCAAATGGTCCAACATTAATCCTTTCTGTATAACCTTTTATAAATTCTTCAACAAATTCTATTTCTGGCCAAACTTCAGGACTGTAAGCACGATATGTAGAAGCCACGGTTTGATCACCTGGATATATAACCGTAAACTTCTCTTTATTATCCTCACCAACAGTTTCTTTAATTACTTGTGGCCAAGGATATATAGGTTCATTATTTTGAGTTGAGGTTTTAACATCAACACTTGGTGCTGCAGAAACATTACCGAATATTGCGGCCCTTCTATATTTATTCTCTCTTAGATCCCAAGCCTTTTTGTGTACCTCATCCAAGAGTCTTAAGAAAGCCTCACCTTGACAATAAAATACTGCCAAGATATTTCTTATTGTTGGTACAAAACCTAATCCACCATTTCCTTGAGCATTAAACTTTGTTGCCAAACTTGCACTAATAGCCGATTCAACTTTTTTTCTTCCTTCAGCGGCAGTCTTAGAGATTTGATCAGTAATCTCCATAAAAGATCCTGGTCCCTCAAAAACATAAGTCGTACCGCTTACACTATTTAAAGTTAATTCTAAAGTTTTTTTAAAGTTGATAATTACAGAATCTGACTCCGAATAGTTTCCAGCTGGTGTATTTTTTTGAGCAGTGTATGTTGCTACCACATCAACCATTGAAATGTCAACTTGTCTTTGGAAAGTTTTTTCTAAACTTATATTAACAGGAATGTCTGATTGTGTAGTCACTCCCCCAACGGTATAACTACCTTTTAAACCAAAAACAGAATTTTGTTGTAATACATCATTATACTGAGATATATCAGCATTTAACTTTGATATACCTTCATTTCTTTTATTAATATCCTTAAGATAAACTTCTTTAAAAATATAAACATTCTGTTCTTTTTGTTTTAAAACGATCGGACTATCTCTATCCATATATGTTGAAAACCAAGAACCACTACCATATAAAAAAACTTTTTGTTGGTATGTTAATAGGTTGTTTGAATATAGCGTCATATCGGTCAACAGACCCATATTCTCTTTTTCAAACTGATCTAATACTTCTTTAATAAAATTTTGAAGTCTATATTTTAATTCCAATAATGTAATGTCAGGAAAATTATCAGGAATTAATCCTTTCGATTTATATATTGAATAAACCTCTTTCATTTTTTGGTAACCCCTACTTACTGTTTGTGGTGAGGTTACAGAATTCGAACTTGAGACTGTTGCACCTTGTTCTTTCACAATAGGTGTTGTAGTAATTGTACTTTTATACATCTGTGGAACTGCCATCAAAGCTCCGAAGTTAACATAAGAAAGTAGTGTATATTTGTATCCGTAAAACTTTAGTTTGATTTGAAAGTTGTGTGTGCTTGGATCAAAAGTTGATGTGAATGACTGTAACATGATTGGGAACTTGATAGCTTTACCATAGTATCCTTTTAGTGTTAGAGTAAATTGTGGGTATGGTAGTTGAAAAAAGGCGGCGTAAGGAGAATTATTCCCACCTTCAAACAAAGCTCTACCTTTTACATCTTCCAAATCTATGTCAATTACAGGTAGAAAATCTGTCCCTATTGATACATTAATTGACTTCATACCAAGAAGTCCATTGTCAACGGCCCCTGGTGTTCCGTTTGACCATAGATTCTGAGTTATATAATAATCATCTGATTTGTTAGGATTTGTTGGTTGTTTCTGATTTGGTTGATTCACTCCCATACCAGTCAGAGTATCTTTCCCTGTTAACTCATCAGACCAACCTGTATCCAAAAATTGTTTGTTACCTGGATTTAAAAAATTTATTTTACCTACAGATACAGTTCTTGTAGAATCATTTAATGCGGTACCTACCGCTAATTTAGTTCTAGGTAAAACATTACATTCGAGATTTGCATAATAAACCAAATTTTCTTGCTTTACAAGTCGGTCTGTTACATTCCCTTGTTCATCTATAACTTTATTGGGGTCGATCAAACTTATGTTGTCATAATCTAATTCAACCAATATATTTTCTTGATCACCTACCATAATAGAAGAAATAATTTTCGTATGAGTTTTTATAGTCTTGTAAAGAAGCTACTAATGGAAATGGGATTGTCAATACTGCACCGTCAGGAATCGCCCATTCACTGCCCGAAAATTGTGGATTAGCAATTTGTATCAACCATCCGAAGTAAGGTGTACCATAAAATTGTTGTGATATCTTATCTAATCTTGATTGACTAACTTTGTAAATGTAATTTTTATCCGATGACTTTGCAGGTAACTGAATATAAGGAACAATAGTTTGTTGTCCATTGATTAAAAAATCACTATATCTATTCCAATATGTATAAGCCATAATTAATTAAATGTTACTTTACCGTTGAATGTTCCTTTTCTTTCATTCAAGTTAATATTTGAATACAAATCTTTTATTTTTTTATTTTTAGCGTTAAGTCCTCCTTGTGCTGGTGAAACATAAGAACAAGTCTTAACTGTGTTATCAGGAACTTTCCATGTGGTTGCACTTTTATAAATTGGATCATCCTCAAAACTTTTTAACTGGTCAGTCCAATATGTTTGAAAATTACTAAACTCAGTTTTCAATGTGTTACACTCATCCGTGATTGTTTGAGTTAAATTATTACCATCAGATTTAACTTCAGGTCCTGATGTTAAATCATTAATCATATTAGTAAATTTATCCTGTTTAATAAAAAATGGACACATCAAAGTATAATATCTGTTTGTGGGACAATCACCAAAAAAAGGTTCGTTCTGAGCAACGACCACATCACAACCAGATCCATTATCTATTGTTGCATTTATTTTTTTCCAAAAATCACCATTGTATCCTTTAGTCAAAACAAGACTGTTAAACTCTTTTAAAATATTTCTTACTTTGAAAGTAAGTATGTCGAATATAGATCCTGAATTCTCATCAACATTGAAAAAAGTGTCTCCACTTAAATCATATAATAATGGCTCATTTGTGGGTAAAATACTTCCATCTAATTTATCCGAAACAACATCTAGTTTTCTGAAAGTATAATTAAGTTCTGTTTGTACGGATGTTAAGTTTGAAGAGTTATTAAAAACTGTGTTCAAAATTTCAGTTTTAGCAAGATTAACTTGACTTCTTAACTTATCTTGTAGTTCCCTTTTTTGTTTCCCTGTAATTCCCCCTGATCGATCAATTGCCGCTTTCAATATTGGGTTATTTCCTAAAGTAATATCTTGCTCACATTCTTTCACTAAAGATTCTATATAGTCTTGATACTCATTTGATTTTCCAAAAATTTCAACTTCAGTTTTGTAACTTGTATATTCTGCTAAATCTCCTTTAGTATAATTTTTGTTTCTCATGGATAATATCATTGCACCGTAAGAATAATCTAAAGTAGTTTTGTTTAAAGCGTCATAGTAAGCCTTGAAGTACCCTTGTAAATTAGCCTCCAACTCTCCATAAACTCCACTGTAATCCATAGTTGTTGCATCTACAACTGATCCTACTGTAGACCCTCCTTTTTGTGGTTGTACACTATTAATTGCGTTTTGTTGTTGTTCACTTACAGGTGGTAATCCTCCTGTTAGTTGTTCAACGACATATTTATCTCGTTTACTTGTATCTTCTGTTGCTGTTGCTCTTTCATCGTAAATTTCAGTGTTTGCATAATAGTTGAATGAAAGTGCGTTTTGTAATTGTTGAACGGGTTCTTTTAATCCCATTCCTCCAATCACATTGAATCCCATACTGACTTTTGCCAACATAGGTTGAACACCAATACCCTCAGGATTTATATCTAACTGTTCAAATGTAAGTCCTAAACTTGTTGGTACTATTTTAGTATGGAAAAAATCACCAATTCTAAGAACTAAAATTGGGGGTGCCCCAAATGATGTATTTAAAGCATCATTATATTTTGGTCTTCCGTCAGGACCTATAATTGGTATAGTTTGACCTGGTCGAGTACATTGATGTAAAAATGTAAGTCTTGCGTTTAATCCCTCAGGTGTCATAGAGTGGAACGCAGGATTAAAGTATTTAATTCTATCTTTAATAGTGTCAAATACCATAGGGTTTGTTTCCTTAATTACTTCAAAATAATCACACTCTGTAAATAAATTCCTTAATATTTTTTTCGAAATACCTTCTTTGATTTTTTGTTCAATAGTTATTTTAGGTTCAGGCTTGATACTTTGAGTAATACCTGTTAAAATATTCTGAGGATTATTAGTTGTACTAGTTGTTGTGTCTTGTGGGGTGTCTTTAGGTTTCTCAGGTTCTTTTTGTACCGAAGCTGTGATTTTTGAAATTGCAACCCTACGACAAGACATTGCAGGAATACTGTACCATTCTGCTTGGGTAGTCACTTTTGGTGGATTATATCCTAAATCTAAAATGTTGTTTCTACAGTTTACACTTGAGGTTAAAATATCTCCTCCCGATGCATTACTCACACTAATATCAGTTGTGTCACCTGTTGTTGCTGCGGCATCTGCTCTTGTTTTAGCAATTACTATTTCCTCACCGTTTGGATTAAGTTTTATGGTAAATCTTTTATTATCGGCGTATTGTTGTATGGTCGTTCCCCCTGAAAGAGTTTGAGCGTAAAACCATTTTTGAACGGAGTTATTTCTTCGTTCCGATAGTTTTTGATTATAAGGTACTGAAGCAATTGCCGAAGCCGAACCAACCATCTCTATTTCTACGGATCCATTTTTGTTAACAAGTATATCTTCAATCTGTTTTAATAAGTCTGTTTTGATTGCATTGAAGTTTCCAATTACAACTTCATTGAAGAAGTTCTGAACACCAACACCTGAAAAAATATCTGATCCTGATTTAACTTTGTTAGGTGCTTGTGTTTTGTAAACACCGTTTTGGAGACCTAAGTATTCGTTATAGTAAACATCGAATGGACTTGCGGCCTCAGGAGAAGGATTTCCTTTTGGTATGTCGTTGTGGAAATAGAATCCTAAACCTTCGTATTTGGATAGGTCAACTGTTTCGAATTCAGGGTTTTGAGCTGTTTGAGTTCCTGCACCTGTGTTGTTTGAATTATCATCCGCACCTTCAGCCTTTCCTTGATTTGTTGCCGATGCCTGATCTACAGGAATACTTTGTAAAACTTGGTATTGTTCTTCGTCGGTTAATCTAGGGTTGTTTAAAATCTGTTGGTATGTATAAAGATCTTTTGTTGGTATTGTATTAAACTTGATACCAAGTTCATAAAGGTCATATTTTGTACAACCAGCATAAAATGAATCTATGATACTTTGTATTCTATCTTTTTGTACTCCTTTAAGTTGTTTTTCAATAATTGTGTTCATCATTGCAGGATGGTCAACAATTATTGTCCAACTTAATTGTCCACTTCTAGCAGTATTTTTATATGTATAAATTGGTTCAGGTCTTCCTAAGAAAGTTGTTGCATTAAATTCAGGTCTTGAGTCGTCAGAAAATGTTAAGTTATATGGTGGGAACCACATAATTCTACCACCATTCGGTCCTTTCTCACAAACAGGTAAATCATCATAAGTAAAACCAGGTCTGTCTGAAGTTCTCCAAGCTAAGTTTTCAAGTGAGAACATATACTTTTTAACTTTACCATCAACAATGTTTGTTGAGCCAGGATTTCTTAAAGGCGCAATGTTTAAGTTATATGTGTTATCAAATATCGAATAGTCAAATCCTCTACCTGACTTTGTAATACCGTCTACTTTTTGTAAATCTGCATAAGTATAGTATGGTGTATCTTTTTGGAATATTCTACAATACTCCAAACCTGCTTGAGTTCCATCTGCCTGATTAACATAGGATAATACCCTTGAACCTTTTGTAAGTTCTTTATATCCATCGTTGAAAACTTTAGACACTTGGTTGATCGCAGTTCCGACATGTTTTAATCTTGCTTGTCCTTGTACTTGATCCGCAGATTCAATTAACCTTTGTGTGTTGTAAAGGATGGACCCTGGTTTAAATGGGATATTAGTCGATTCGTACTGTAAATAATCGGCAGTAATAATATTAAATTCATTATCTAAACTACCAGCCCCTCCACCTTCAGTTGCACGAAATCCTGCATTTGCTTTATATTTTGGTGAGGTCCATACTAATTGACCTGCGGTACCTCCACCATCCTCATATGCTTTACCTTTAAGACCAAACTTAATTTGTTCTTCATTTCCTTCATATAGAATACCAAGTTCTTGCGGGCCGTAAACTATTGTTGCTTGTTGTTGTCCAAATTGATTTACAGGTACTTGATTTGGGGGTGAATCAATTAAACTTGGTTCAGCATTGTTACTCCCAACATAGTAACCACCTGTTGCTGGCGTATCTTGATCAACAAATGCATTTGCCAAAGCCGATAACCCTTGTACTAAACCAATGTTATATGAAGGTCTATATAGGTTGTAATTAAGTTGTGCAAATAAAGTTGATCGAGTTCCATTACCTGAGTTGGCAACAAATATTTCTGAAGGATTCCTTTGTGTATTCAATATTGGAGATAATAAACCTCCAGTTAAGTTATTAATAGTATTAAGAGCTCCGTTTTGTTGTTGGGGATTCACATAAGGCGTGTTCTCGTCAAAGTAATCACCAGGGATAAAGGATACAGGGAAATAAGTTCCTGTGATTCTATTAGCTAAATTAACCGCATTTACCAAAGGATTTTCAGGAACGGTAATTTTCCAATCTCTTATAAAGAATGGTTGTTGACCTGTCGCTAATAAACTTGCGGTAAATGGATCAGAAATGGTATCTAAATTTATTGCACCAATCGTAGCTTGATTGATTTCTTGTGCAACTCTTTCTTCAAATGCGAATTTCAACTGAGTTGCACCTATTTTTGCTAAATAACTATCAGATGACAAAGGACCATTAGAACCTACGGGATCATCTTGAAAGACGATATTAAATAAAGAATAAGAAGAGTAGTTGTAATAACCAGGGTTCCAAAAGGGTTGATAAATTGGATCATTTAAAAAAGTATCAGTTATAATTACTAAATCTTTATATCCACCTGAAGGTCCCCATTTATTTGTTACATAAGCCGACTCAATGTAAAATTCATTTACTACAACAATACCTTCCATCTCATCAGAGGTCAATGGATAGTAAGGACCTTGATTTGGTTCTAAAACAGGTGTTAAATTAACACCAATAGGAACTCCAAATCCACCTTCAGGTCCAAATTCATTTAAAGGATAGAGATCTTTTGCGAATAAATTAGTCGAAACATAGTTGTTTGGTGAGTCAACAATATTACTCACAGTTAAATTTGTTTCGTAATTGATTGGGTTTTCTGGTGATGTATAACTACCAGGCACATTGTATGGTGGTAAGTTTCTTACCAATAATTGTTTTCTGAATGTTTCTGAATTACCAAACGATAAAAAACTTTCGGCCATACTATTTTATTCTATAAATAGATATTATACATTTTTTTTGTTTAGTGTAGACCTATTTATTTTTAGTACCTGTTGCCGCACTAGGAAGATTTTTATCTATTATAACATTTTTAATTGAGGTCTGAACATCTGGATTACTCATATCCAAATTCATTGATCCTTTAGCGTCCCCTTCACCTTTAACTGTTATAGTTCCTTCGTGTTTGTATGTAATTTCAGTAGGGGCGCTACTATTACCACCATAGGCTGAGGAAAATTTTTGGTATCCATCATCAAAAACACCACCAACAAAACTTTCCATTCCATCAAAGAAACTTTTTGCAACTGTACTCATTCCACCAAAGAACTCACTCTTTGCCTGATCCATCATTTCTTGATCATCTCTAGTAAATCCTACAATATAATTTTCAATCGATCCTCCTACTGCTTGTTGTTTTTCTCTAATATCCTTTACACTTCCTAATTCTTTTGAATATCTTTGAGCAATACTTTGTTGAGTTCCTGCTAATGTATAACCCAATTTTTCAACTGATGGTGCTGTTGCCAAAGCCATACCCGTCGCAACTTTACCACTTTGTAAATAAGAGTTGATTTGTTTTGTAACATCTAACTGATTTATGGCTATTTCTTCTATTGATTTTGAAGACTCTTCATTTGCTTTCTGAAGTTGTTTAATATCATCAGGTGTTAATTCTTCAACTTTCTTTTCCGAAATGATACCGGTTTCTGCATCCTTAACTTGTATTGTTGCAACTCCTCTTTCATCCAATTGAGCCATTGACGCAATAAGTTCTTTAGTGGCTTCATCACCTTCAGCTAAAGATGGCATTCTAATTTGTTTTAATTTTCTATCAAAATCACTAGCTTGGATGGACATTTTTGCAAACTCGT